CCGGATCGCCCGCCAAAGCACCGGGACTTTTTACTAGCTCGAGTGTCGCTTTCTCAACGATCACCGATTCTTTCGTCTCTTCATTTATTGCATGCACATAGATGCTATTATGGTGCCAGATCCGGTACTTGTCCGAATCAATCCCGGCCAATTCCAGGATGGCCCTGGCTTCCTGGTCCTTCCCTTCGCTTACTCCGATCATTCTGATACCTCCTTGTCCTCGATCAGGCTGTCCAGAAACTCGACCATTACTGGAAGTTCTTTTGTACTAAGATCCATAATACAGTATTTATAGAAATCATACCCTCTATTTGCACCCCATCCATGTTTTATTGCAGTTACGGTGACCATTATTGAATAATCAAGATTGTTAATATCCAGACTGACATAATGTTTTCCCTGTTCATGAATTGTCAGTACCTTATCCAGTAATACACCAATCCATTTTCTTCTCTCTTCTGCTGTCATTTTGTCCCCGCTTTCCATGCCAGCTTCTTCAACTGTTCATACAATTTGTTGAATGTCTCTTCTTCAATCCCCGAAAACGTAATACCGTCACCTGTATATGTATCACTTACAAACAAAATGTTTCCCATGATCGGGGAGCCGTGTTTATCGGTTTCGTACAGGTAACAGCCGATCGGGTTAAACTGAAGTTCATTCTTGAACAAAAACTCTTCGTCAACCAGCATAGCCACACACTTGCTGGCTTTACGTTTAATTTCTGTCGTATGCCCTAATTCGTTATACAGTCGTCTTGGCATGACGTGCTCGATCATCTCGCATCCGTTCCCGATCAGCTCACAGAGCTGTCTGTTCTGCTCTCTTATCGTTCCCTGTGGGAAATCATGCACGGTTACTTTCAGATCCGTACTAACCTTAATAATCTTGCTCATTCTGCTTCCTCCTTACTCTGCCACATCAGCACACGGATCAGTACCGCACACCACACGGTAATAGCAGTTCCAACGATATCACGTTCACAGATTACACTGTATTTTCCCAGCCACCAGAACGTGAACGCTGCGGCTGCTGTGGCTACGATCGGGGCGATCACACCAGCTCCGGTTGTTTCTTCTGTTACTTCGGTTGTTTCTGTTTCTCTTTTTTTCATTGCTTGTCCTTTCTTAAAATGCAATTCCTTCAATCTCCGCAAATCTCTTTGCATTGATAAAGTACACCCATCGGTTTTCCGACGTCCGGATACCATACCCCCACGGGAAAACTCCCTGTTGCAGTCCTTTTCGAACTGTATTATGGTTCATTCCGAGCATTTTTGCTGCTTCGTTAATATCTAACCTCGGAATGATTTTGTTTCTTATTTCCTTAGTCGGAAGTACAGAAAATTTATCGTTTTTATCCGAGAAATAATCCTCAGCCAGTCCAAGTGCCAATGCTATATCCACCTGCGTTTCTTCTGGTGGTACCTGTTTATCAGAAAGATACTGGCTAATTGAACCTTTGCTCTTTCCTGTCAGACCGGAAACTTGGATTTGGTTTAAATGTAATTTCTGCATGGCTTGTTTCAGCTTTTCACCGAATGTTTTCATGTTGCTCACCTCACTTTCCTATTCATTCATCGTCAGAATCGCAATCCAGAACAGCAACAGGATTGCTAATGGTATTTCCTTACCCCGCTTTCTTTATTGACTTCACCACGTCTTTCTCTTATCCTTGTTGTACAGGCACTGCCATGCCGAGTACAAAAGAAAGGAGTTGATTCTGCATGAAGCTTAATCCTAATTGCATCCGTGCAATTCTCTTAACCATCGAAGACACTTGCGACTTCGATACTCCTTGGGAATACGATGCTGATGATGCAAATTCCGGTTTTCTTTCTGGATATGAACACAACGAAATTTTGTACCATATCCGTCAAGCCGAAGCATCTGGACTTATTGACGTTGTTCATTATTACGATTTTGGCACCAGTGT